CGTCAAGCTGGTCGTATTATTGTTGAGATGATTCCAAAAATTTACGATACGCAACGAGTTATCAGGATACTTGGCGAGGATGAAGTGCCTAAACAAGTTAGCATTAATCCTGACCAACCTGAAGCCAAGATGGAGCAACCTAGTCAACAAGGTGGAGTTGAGTCTATCTATAATTTTAACGTGGGCAAGTACGACATTGTTGTAGATAGTGGCCCGAACTACGCAACCAGACGACAAGAAGCCGCAGAAAGCATGATGGCGTTTGTACAAGCCGACCCTGCTGTATTGCAAGTGGCTGGTGATTTAATTGTGCGTAATCTTGATTGGCCTGGTGCTGATGAAATAGCCAAGCGTATGCAAGCAATGTTGCCTCCACAAATACAGCAAACAATGAAAGCTGAAGAAGATGATGGACAGCCTAAAGTTGATCCACAAGTTGAGCAACAAATGAATCAAATGGCTGATATGGTAGAGCATTTAACGCAAGAACTACAAAACGCCAATGCAAAGGTTGGTAGTGATGAAGATAAGCTCGATATTGAGCGATTTAAGGCGCAAACAGACCGCATGAAGGTCATAGCAGACATAGAAACAAAAGCATCGCTTACAGATGCCCAGCTTCACCAATTAGCGTTAGCAAATCTTGAATCTACTTTAGCAATGGGTAACACTGGAGAAACTGAAGATTTTGATGATGCTGATGAGCAAGAAACCGAGGCTATGCCTCAACAACCGCCAGAAATGGCGCAACAACCGCAACAACCGCCAACAGGTGCATAATGTCAGAAGAAATAGTAGAAGATATAATTGAAGCTCCGCTTGTAGATGAAGTTGAAGAAACTGAGGAGCAGGCAGAACCAGAACGAGTGCCAAAAGGCGTACAAAAGCGCATTGATGAAATAACAAGAGAAAAGTACGAGGAACGCAGAGAGCGTCAACGTGCCAACGAACGTGCCGACAGGCTTGAGCAAGAATTACACTCAATGCGAAGTGGTACACAACAACAGCAACCAAGAGCATTAGCTAATGGCGCACCTGACCCCGATGAGTTTGCGGCTGGACGTTATGATCCTGATTACCTAGAAGCATTAACAGATTTTAAGGTGCAACAGCGTTTTGATGCACAACGTGAACAAAGCTCCATACAAGAACGCAGGGCATCACTACAACAAGCAGAGTCTAAAGCCAGAGAAACATATTCTGACTATGACATGGCTAGTGAAGAATTTTTGACACATCCATTAGCAAAAGTATCTGCTTTTACTAATCTTGTGTTAGAATCCGATAACCCAACGGAAATTGCTTATTACTTGGGCAAAAATCCTGTTGAATTGGACAAGATTAGCGATATGACTGCTTCACAAGCCGCAAGATATATTGGGCGAATTGAAGCATTATTAACCGAACAAACTACGGATGTTGCTGTAAAGAAAGCATCATCTGCACCCAAACCCATCTCCGCTTTAAGCGGTGCGAAGAATTCTAGCGTTATCACTGACTTAAGTCAGGCAAAAAGTATGGCTGAATATAATGCTTTGAGAGATAAGCAACAAGCCAAAAGATAAACTAACCCTATTAAATTAATTCCATTTTTGGAGATACACAATGTCTAATACATTACTAACAAGTAGTGTCATTATGAAAGAATCTTTACGGATTCTGAAGAATGAACTAACTTTTACTCGTGGCGTTAATCGTGAGTATGATGAAAAATTTGGTGTAACTGGCGCTAAAGTCGGTGCTACTATCAATGCTCGTAAACCACCACGCTACGTTGGTCGTTTAGGTCAAGCACTACAAGTTGAAGCATCTACTGAAACTTATGTGCCTATTACTTTAGATACTCAATTTGGTGTTGATATTTCTTTCAGTTCTGCTGATTTGACTTTAAGCATTGACGAGTTTGCTGATCGTTTCCTAAAGCCTGCAATGGCTACTGTAGCCAACAAAGTTGACTATGATGGTTTGCAGTTGTTTAGAGATGTAAACAACTTTGCTGGTACTGCTGGCGTGTTGAACGGTGGTTCTGTTACTTCTGCTCAAGTGCAACAAACTATTCTTGCAGCTCGTAGAAAGATGACTGAAAACGGTGTTCCTTATTCACCAAGAAACATTACTGTTGATCCTAATTCATCAGCTAACATTGTTTCTGGTTTAACTAACCTGTTTAACCCATCTGGCACAATCTCTAAAATCTTTAACAATGGCGCATTAGGTGATGGCGTTTTAGGTTTTAACTTTGCTGAAGATGCCAACGTGGCTTCATTTACTCCACAGGCGGCTGGTTCATTAACTGCTATTAGTGCTGTTCCTGCTTCAGGCGCAACTACTTTGGCTGTTACTACAACTGCTGGTACTGTGCCTCGTGGTACTGTATTTACTGTGGCTGGTGTATTTGCAATTAACCCACAAAGCCGTCAATCAACTAACTCTTTAATGCAGTTTGTTGTTACTGCTGATACTGTTGTAACCACTTCTGGTACTTTGCCAATCTATCCTGCTTATATTCCATCAGGTCAGTTTGCAACTTGTATCGGAACTCCTGGTTCAACTGCGGCTATTGTTCTATTGTCTGGCGCTGTTGCGGCTGGCCCTTATGCACAAAACTTGGCTTATCATAAAGATGCGTTTACTTTAGCATCTGCTGATTTGTTGTTACCAGGTGGTGTTGATATGGCTGAGCGTGATAACTTTGATGGTATTTCAATGCGTATGGTTCGTCAGTACGACATTAATTCTGATTTGTTCCCAGTTCGTTTTGACGTACTATACGGATGGAAAACTATCTATCCAGAGTTAGCTGTTCGTATAACTGGTTAATATCATTTATGGTGGGTGTAATAGCCCACCTTTTAAACTATTTTAGGAGGCACTTATGCCAGATTTAAATAATAACAGCTTTGGTATTGGTCAGTTAGATGGCAAATTACCAATAGCTTCATACGCATCATCATCGTATCAAATCAATGGCGGTTCTGCTATTGCTGCTGGTGCTTCTGTCACTGAAACCATTACTGCTACTGGTATTTTAACAACTGATCTTGATGTTGCTGTTAGAGCAAGGGACGTTGTATGGTCTGCAATCCCAAAAGGCTTGCAATTAGTATCAAGCGTTGTATCTGCTACTAATACAGTAACTGTTGTGTGGCGTAACTCTTTAGCTGTTGCAATTCCTGCTGGCGCAATCCCTGCCGCTGGTGTGTGGACTGTTGCCGCTTTAGGTCAATTTAGTAAATAAAACCCCAGACCACAAGGAACGTGGTCAACTAATTTTTTGGCTGGAGCATAAACAATGACTACAAGTGTAACTGCTCAAACAATCATTAATGGTGCATTACGTTTGTTACAGGTTGCGTCAACTGATGTAACTATAACCGCTGATGAATCTAATGATGCTTTTGAAGCATTAAATCAAATGGTTGATGGTTGGTCTAATGAAAGCCTTATGTTATACCATGTGCAACTTGAGCAGTTTACTTGTACTCCAGGGTTAAACCCACATACCATTGGTGTAGGTGGTAGCTTTAGCACTGACGTACCTATACATATTGAAGCATCAACCGTTACTGTTGGGGGTGTTGATTATCCAATCATACAGATTGACTATGATGATTATGCAGTTATAAAATTAAAAACATTGCAAAATGTTTATCCAGAGTACATGTATTTTGATCGCAACTCGCCAATACTTGGCAATCTTTATATGTATCCTGTGCCATCAACGGCATCTACTATTAATCTTTATAGCCGCAAACCATTAACACAATTTGCATCATTAACAACCCCTATTCAATTGCCAGTTGGCTATGCTAAAGCATTAAAATATTCATTAGCTGTTGAGTTAGCGCCAGAGTATCAGGTGTCCGCTGGTGCTGATGTTATTCAATTGGCTATTGCAGCTAAAGCTAATTTAAAACGCACTAACAGAAGGCCATTAACTTTGCAAATTGACCCTGCTGCATTAGCAGTAAGTGGTAAACGTAGATTCAACATCTATACAGGGCAATAAGATGAAATATGACGATATGCTTTTTAATTTAAGCTCGCAAATTAAACAAGCGCCAAAAAAACCAAAAGCAATAGATCAAGATACTAAACAACTTGATTCATTAGCTAATAAGATGATAGGAAATTTATTAAATAAATTACCGCCTCAGAAATTAGATGCTCATGCAACATTATCTATTGAACATGATGCAAAACATTGGGAAGGGTTAATAGAAAAGCTGAAAGAATTAGTAATAACTCCTCCAAGCGTTAATATTTCTCCTGCCTCAATTAATGTTTCTGCGCCTGACAATACCGCCATTGCAAACGCATTAATTGAGCATGGGCAACACATGGCTAAACTAGGTCGGTTATTAACGCAGAAAAAAAGCATTACCCTAAATGTTTTACGTGATGAAGATGGTAAAATAGCTCAAATTGTTATTGAACAGGAATAATAATGGCTATTTATAATAAAGTTGCAGGCGCTATTGCTTTATTAGAAAGCACAGTTAATGCCGCTACAGATCAATGGGGCGTTGCTTTAGCTATAACAGCGCCAACCACTACAACCTTTATTGCTGGAACAACTGATTTAATAACAGGTGGCGGATACACACAAGGTGGCGCTAATGTTACAACAACATCATCAAGTGAAAACGCTGGCGTATATAAATTAGCTTTAGCTTCTCCACCAACTTGGACGGCTACAGGCTCAGGATTTAGTTTTCAATATGTAATCTTAGTTGACAAGACCATTAACGCTTGTATAGGTTATTGGGATTACAGTTCAGTAGTGGCATTAAATGGTGGCAATGCTGATACTTTTACAGCGTCCTTAGATTTAATTAACGGTGTTTTTCAGGTAGCATAATATGACGCTAGTAGTAAACGACAGAGTACAAGAAGTT